AAGTTCATCATAGATTTATGATTTGTTTGTGAGTCAAACAAAACAGCTCTATTTTTTACCATATTAATCGTTGCACAAGGTGTTTCAGAATTATCTTGATAAAAATTTGTTCCTGATTCTAAATTATCGTTTAAGTAAACAAGTATACCAAGTTGAACACCTTCATCCTTGTGAATCCAATCTTTAACTTGATCTTCTTTGAGTCGTAAATGTAAATATAACTCAAGTGCAAAAGGTATTTGCCAAGAAAACTTTTCTTTAAATTCCTTTATAAAAAGATGAAATAAAATTGGATTATAGGTATGTATACTTTCACTTCTAAATCCAGGCCATTGTTGAGTTACCTTAAAAGTATTATTAAAATCTTGATTGTTGTATAGTTTTATTTTTTTTATTTCTGGTTCTATTCTATAATAGTCATCAAAAAAATTATCTATAACTTGTATTTTCATTTATGGTTTTACATTTATATTAAAAGATATTGAAATTCTAGATGATTCTTCAAAATGAGGATAAACCATATGTTCCAAATTAGAAGGAAATAGTATTATTTGATTTTTAAGAGGTTGTATTTTATAAGTATTACAAAATTCATTTGATATATCTTCATTTACAGCCATTGGTCCTGACTTATCATTTTTTAAAAAAACTAATTCACCTCCGTTTCTTTTTGTTTCTACGTAGTAAGCCCCTGAAAAACTACTGTCGGGATGATTGTGTGGAACGTTAAATGAATTTTTATAGTTTTCATTAATCCATAAATTAGCTAGACTATATTTAAGATTAGGTTTTACATTAAAATATTTATAAATTAAGTAAACTGATTTTTGTAAAATACATTCGCAAATTATTTTGTTACTTATAGGTTCAGTTTGAAAACCTTTTTGATTTGATCTTACAACTCCTAAACCGTCTTGTTTTTTGTCATTCAATTCTTTAAGTATTTCATCATCTAATTTATTATGAAATAAAGAATCTATTACAATACTATCAGTAAAAATGTTTATCTTAGCCATTTTCTTGTGATCTATCTATGAGAGCGTAACTAATTGCACCTTGTATTGTATTACTCCCTGTAGCTGCTTGAACTGTAATTGCATCACCGGCTTCTAAATTTAAACCTTGAGGTGTAGCATTAACCTGTGATTTAGCAGCTAGATCATCTCTAAAAAATTCGTACTCTGTACTTGAGTCAGACGAGTCAACTAAATTCATATTAACTAAAACAGCTGAAGATGCATCATTGTTTGCACAATAAACACTTTTAACAATTACAGTTGCATCACTAGGACATGTAAAAACCGTAGTCTTACCTGTGCTTGCTTGTTTATAACCTTGATTTTTATATCTAATTGTCATGACAAAAAATAATTAAAAGCATCCTGTTCATTTTTAAGTTCTTGTTGATAAGATGTATTTAGCTTATCTTGCATAGTTCGTAAAGACTGAGTTACTTGTCTTTGGTTTTCTTCTGTATATTGAGAAGTTGGTTCAGGTATTATTATATCAACTCTAGCCATTATTAATATCCTGAATGTATTCCACCTGGTCCACCACCATATGCAGGACTGCTATATGTTTTGGATGGTGCAGGAGTTGTTTTAGAAGGTTTTCCTCCAGCTCCCATAGCTATGTCTTTAGCAGAAGGTTGCATATTTGTAATTTTAGGTGAAATGGTAGTGTCTTTAGATCCTTGACTATCTGCAATGATATCTCTAGCAATTGCTTTTTCTACTCTCTTACCTCTCAATAAACCTGCAATTCCTTTTACTGAATCTGGTAGTAAAGAACCTACTGTAAAAGCTGCAGAAAGAGGATTGTTAAAACCCATAAGATTTGAACCGACTGCACTTTTTAATAAATTCCCTTTAAGTCCTTCGAGTCCTAATTTTTTGATGGCGTAATCTGTTGCTATTTTTTTACCAACATTGATTGCCATTCCTTTCATATCAATTGGTGGATTTTCTTGTACTAAATTATCCTGAAACATAATATCTTGGTTCACGGGTGTTGTATTCAGAGCCGCAATTCCATCCACAGGAGATGGTTGATAGCCACTAAAGTTAGGATCTTCTGCTAGCGCTCTTTGTTGATCTAAAATTCTTTGTGTAATAGGGTCCATTATCCTCTCATTCCATCTGGTTGTACGTCAGCTCTAAAAGTACCATATCTCCAACTTTGATCTGTTGAAAGGTTAGCTACTTTCACACTTGCAAATCTCGATCTAGCACGTGTATCTACTTTATCAGTAGAGCTTGTAATTGTAAATGGTCCTAATGGTGAGCTAGATGCTGTGCTTGTTGGGTAATTTCTTAAGTTTATAGTAATTTGTGCATTACCCACCAGTCTTTTAAAATCAGGAATAAATCTTCTCATACTCATAAAAAACTCTCCGTCACCACCTACGCTTAAATCAAAATCACCAGATTGTATAAATGCAGGTATTGCTGTTTTATTACCAGCACTATCGACTTGGTCTACACCAATTTCATGAGCATAATATGTAGATGCACCGTTTGTATTTGTAACCCCTTGAATAGTTGGAAATGTTGGTACTCCTGTGCTGTTAAACTCTGTTGCGTAGGGGTTATCATATAAAGTTGAGTCGTGAAAAGAAGTTCTCGCTAAAGAACCTGTTGTCCAAGCGTTCTCTGTATAATTATATGTAACTACTCTATCAACCAATTCAGAACCATTTTTAGGATAGAACCAATTTATTTCTTCATATAAATGATTAAGACCTGCATATACTTGTTCTCCTGCACTATAGTTAATTCCAAGATTATTTCCTGTATTTGTAAATACAAAATCTTCAACTAAACATGGAACTGATTTAACTGTTCCGTCATATACAAAGAAACCACCTGCTTGTCCCATCCACCAAACCCTTCCATTAACATAATGTAAAGCGTGTTGACCAATTAACCCACAGTTACTTCCAACTTGTCTAATAGAAAAAGTAAAAGGTGGTCCAACAAATTGCATAACATAAGCAGATGTATCTGTTAAAATTAAAATATAATCTTTACCTTTTGCTGCTCCTACAATTTTAACTCCTGAGTCTAGTCTAAATGTTCCCGCTGTATTAACTGAAGTAGGTGTATAATCACTCAAAGACTCTTGATCAGAAAATCTTATAAACATTTTGTCTTGTGTAGTAGTTGACCCTATTGTTGTTTCAGTTCCAAGAATAACTAAATGTCTGTCTCTGTCAGAAACAATTGACATTACAGATCTTGTTGGTGCTCCACTGATTAAAGTTGCCCTTGTAGTCAAAGCGTTTGCGCTTGTGTTTAAAGGACTCCAAGAAAAAGTTTTTCCATTTTTAATTGTAGCTATCATTATTTGACCAAAATTATCTATCGACCAAGAAGCGGGATCAACTATAACGTTACTAGTAGAAGACGCAGATCCCCACGTTCCTCTTCCCCAGGTACCTGTTCCCCAACCATAACCTGCTGTTGCATTTAGTGGTCCTGGTTTGATGTATGGGTTTACTGTAGCTGATCCAGTGCCCGATGTGCTTCCTGATGCAGCCGATGCCATAGTTATTGTAAAACTGTTTGCTGAAGAAGTAATAACTTCAAATGTATTTGTTTCAAAATCAGAAGCAACATACCCTGCACCTGTAGGAGGTGTTACAGATGTAAAAGTAAATAAATCAGCAACTTCTAATCCATGTCCAGATTTATTGACAGTAACTGTTGCTGAAGTATTACTAGTATCAAAGGTACATCCAGTTACAGCTGTGTTAAGGGGAGTGATATCGTAAAAAGCACCCTCATAATAAATAAATAAAGCTTTGTTAGTTCCTAAAGCTGCGTATTTTCTTCCATCTAAATCAGCCCAAACTAATTGTTTTCTTACGGCTCCAACCAAAGTATCAGATGTAATTTGTTCCCATCCACCAACTTTTTCAGGAGAACCATATCTAAATCTTACAAAATCTCCATCAGTCCATTGACCTTCTGCTCCGGTCTCTGTGACTTGTTTATTAAAGCCTGGTGCTATTTGTATGTTTGTTAAAGGCA